TGAACAAGTAATATATATTTTTTAGATCTAAAATCAGATAATGTAAATGAATCAACGATACTAAATTTGGTTGATCTAAAGTTATTGTTAAATTGAGTAGAAATATCGTCAATCACAAGAACTCTATTTCCAATAGACTCAATATAATCTTGTACAATTTTTGAATTTAAAGTAATTTCATTAGATTTTAAAGAACCGTCAATATTGAGATTATTTTCTTTAGCAAGATCAAAATCATAAACACAATTTAAATCAATAGTTCTTGATAGATCTGCAATTCCAACAAAATCTCCTTGATTTTGGTCAGTTGAAATTCCAGAATTAATTGGAGTTGATTCGATAATCAAATCACTAAACTTCTTAAATCCTGCAGTATGATTTAATGAATTTACTGAATCTGCCCAAGTATCTAAATCTTTTTGAGATTTTAATGCATATGAAAAATACTGATAATAATCACTATCATGAACTCTTTGAAAATCATTATTTAAAAATCCAGTTTCTTTGTTCCATCCCTTTCTGTTTAAGGAAGAAGAATCTACTTTATAATTGGAGTTAAATCTTATTATTTCTCTAATAATTCCTACAGTAGATGAAGTTTTTCCTTTTATAGTTTGATTTAGTTCAAAATCTTCTAATGCAGAAACTTTTAGATATTGATTTGAAGAATCCCAAGACTCAACGATTCCTTCTGCAGAAGATGAATATATTTTTTCTCCTTTATAATAATCTTTCTTTTTAAGAACCGGGTTAAAAATTGGAAAATCAGACTCTGGAATTATTCTTCCAGAAGAATTAAATTTATTAAAATTGCCGGGAATTTGTCCATCTTCTAAGTATGATGATAAATTATAAGCAACAGTTGCTCCAATTCCACCGATATTTGGATCAATAGAAGTTATTGTAAATAATGAATAATTATACTTGGAAGAATTGTATCCTCTTCCTGTCGTTGCTATTCCAACACTTATACCTTCAATCAAAACTTTTCCACCAATAAAAAATGGGAAATCTTCGGGATTACTAAAACTTGCACCTAAAGTTACAATTACGTCTTTTGTTAAATTATTAAATTGAATATTAGTAATTCCAATTCCATTAGTGTTATTTGTTGGAATAATTATAGGAGTAACATTGCTAATCTGTGAACTATTATTGATGATTGTTACTTTTGAATCTCCAATAGAATATAATAATTCAACATCGTCAATAATTTTATTTGTGGATCCATCAATAACCACTAGAGATGGAGATATAGAATAATTTCTTCCAAAAGAACTAACTCCAATATAATCAAAAGTTGATAAGGAATCCAACACCAAAATTGTTGGTAACTTTGAAGTCGGTCTAACGCTATAATCTGAAGGATATTCAAATCCAATATCCTGTAAATCAATTGAAATAATTTTTCCAATAGAATTTGTATCAGGTATTAAAATAGATCCACTACCAAGATTAGAAGAAACGGAGGTAATTCCCGGTAAGGTGCTGTAGTTTTTACCTCCACTTAGTATAGAAATCTTATGTATTGGTCCAGATGCAGATTTAGAATTTGTATAATATTTGACCCCTCCCAAGTATGAATTTGATTCTGGATAATTTAAAACATTATATTTAAACGTTGTGGATGTTATTCCAATAATATTATATTTTCCGTTATAATCACTTTCTACGATTGAAATTTTATTTGACCCCAAAACATCAGCATCTATTACTATTTCTTTTTTAAATTGGGAGTTCAAACTTAAATTTATCGGAACTATATTATAATATAAAACATCAGGAACCTTGTCATTTATAGTTAAAATAACATTTGCAGTTGAATCAATACCTATTTTACCATTTCTCAGTACTTCAAAAATAGAAGATGACGATGTAGTGTCAAACTCATCTTTAAATAATTCGTCTGTGTAAAATTTAAAATCAAAGGCAGAATATGTATTTCCAACACTGATAAATGATAGTGATGTATCGGATAGATCAAATATTAAACTCTGATTCTTTACAATTTTTATTGGTGGATTAATCGGACAAATATTTCCTGAAGTTGATGATAGAATGCTAATTGTATTTGGAACTTGTTTAACTGAATCGTAGTAAGTATTGGATAATTTAATTTTATTTGCATCAACAGTGACCACATAGTACATGTTTTCATTTACTAATCCAACTGCTGGGGTATTTGAAGTGTATAAAACTTTTTGTCCCGTATAATATCCATGATTATTGATTATAATAGTACTATCATCAGTACCAATACTTGAAAAAGATCTTGGATTAACTAACAACCTTCTATTATAATCATCATACTTTACGGACAAAGTTGTTGAAATTCCTGGTTTTGCATCAATGATTACATTATCTAATAAAGAAAGACCATGAGTTTCTGCAGTAGAAACTGTTACTACATTTTTACTAATTTGTCCTAGTAAAGTATTTGTAAAATTAGTTTTAAAACTATGAATATTTCCTGTCCCAACGGATGTAAAATATAATAATCCTGCATTTGATGACGATCCCATGGAAACAAAAGTTCCTGTTGATCCTAGTCCAACTTTGATGGTTGAAATTCCAATTAAATCATTAGAAATTTTTGCGGCATAAACAATAGATTTTTCCCCTAGTTGGAAAGATGAAGATCCATTAGTAGAAACTGAAATTCTAGATCCACCATTTGCCGAATAAATTAGAGAATCTCCGTTGTTTAAATTATGATCTTTAATATAAATTGATCGAGTTGGAATTGTAATTTGAGTAATCCCTACTCCTGGATTGGAAAAATAAAGAGTGCTAACTATTCCGACTCCAGAAGTTGTTCCTAATCCAACTGTTTCTTTAGGATTAAAATAAAATTCCTCATTAACATTAAAATTATATGAGGTTGAAATTCCAAAATTAATTCCAAATTTACTTGATTTTTCAGTTAACCCTATTCCAGAAGAATATGATGATAATCCAATTGTGTTATTTTGATTGCGAAGTACCCTTATCCTTGAAGATTGTTGATCTATACCCAAAATCTTTACTTGTTCATTTCCAATTTGGTAAATATCATTTTCCTTTATATTTGGATAATTTAAATTTCCAAAAACATCAAAATAAGTTACAATCCCAGTATATTGTGCCGATCCAACTCCAGAAATTAATGTAAGTGTATTATATAATACTGTTATATTTCCAGATTTTTTGTAATCATATTTTCCAGTAAAAGTTAATAAGTCATTGTTTAAAAAATCGTGAGGTATTGTTGTAAATCCTATAAATTTATCATTACTTGAGTAGATTGCAACATCCTCAAATGTCAAAGTTTCGCATGAAATGCTATCTACAGATTTTCCTTCAATTAAAGAAATTTTTGCTTTTGGTTTAAATACTTCTTTCGAATCGACATCAAAGATTATACTGTCACCTACACTATAATCTTGCCCTGCGCTCAAAATATCAATAGTGTCTACGGAACCTTTGGAAACACTTTTAATAATAGAACTTTGAGATCTTATTTCATTTGGTTTTAGTAAATAGTCATATGAAGAAATATTATATGGAGTTATATTCCTTTTCCATTTGGTTTGATTTATATCAATATAGTCTTGTGATGAAGATTTTGAAAAATTAAAGTCAATTGGTTTCGATTTATACGAATTTCCTATCACATAAGGAAAAATTGGTTTCTTATACTTCTCAAATAATCCTGTTGTTTCTAAAGGACCATCACTAACTGCAGTAAAATATGCATAAATGCCATTTGGATATTCTGGGGTAACTGCAAATCTACCATTATGTTCATCCAAATCTCCATTATTTGTAAATGTGTAGTCTTCTATAAAAAATCCTTGTGGATACAGTGAAACACTTGGTCTGTTATTCTTTAGGGATAATTCATATCCAGAATTTAAAGATTTGACGGCACCACCAGTTTTGGATGAATAACCATATGGTCCATAAATTGGATTTCCGTCATATGCCCATCCAATAATAGGGGAATGTGCTACTGATGTTTGTTCCCTACCATCCAGTAATTGTAAATCTATAGAGTATACTGTTTTTCCTTGCCTAAAACTTGTAGACTGAACTGAAGATCTTAGATGTCTCGGGACATATGCATGGACATACTCTAATCCATAATCATTATTTAATCCAGAAGTTAAAATACCATCATCATTTTTTATTTGGGATGTATACAAAAGTCTTTCAACTAAATTAATTTTCCAAGATTTTATTTGCGATTCAAATTTAGCCCCACTACCAGATGCAATTACGTTAATAAAAGTATTTTTTTGTTCGTATCCAATTCCACCATAGATTACTTTGATTTCTGTTAGAGAACCATTCGAAAGAATTGGAGTCAGTATTGCTCCAGTACCAACACCAATAATATTGAGATTTGGTGGAGAATTGTATCCACTTCCAGAACTATTAATTACTACATCTACTATTTGCCCATTTGATACAATTGGTTTTATTTGAATTCCTGATCCAGAATTTAGTTCAAAAAGTGGTTGCCTGCTATAGTTAAGTATTTCTTCAGATCCATACTTTATTCCTCCAGATTTTACAAATACTGATTGAATTTCTCCTCTAAAAACTGGTTGAATAATAGCATTAAAATCTTTTCCCGAAAGAGTAGAGATGCCGATTTTGCCATTAATAGATACCTGTATATCTGGATAATTGAATTTGTGAATACCAGTTCCACTTGAGGTTAAGTTAATATATTGCTTAGTATCATAATATAGAGATGTTGTAATACCAAGTGTTCCAACCCCAATCTGAGATAATTTAAAATTATTATCATCTACTTTTGTTACATAATATGAGGTAGAAGAAGATAGACCACCTATTGAAGTTTCTGTTGAATTATATGTAACAATTTCTCCGCTTTGATATCCATGATTGTTGATATTGATACTATCAATAGATGTACTAATACCACTACTTGAAGTTGTTGTTAATTTATTTTGATATCCTTCCCCTCCATTTTCTATTGTTATAGATCCTATTTTTTTCTTTTTATTTTTAGATTTAAATGAATGATTTCCTATACCATAAGAAGTTAATTGAATAGTATTAATACCACTAACAGCATCTGAAAATGATTTATGCAGATTAATATCAAATGTATTTTGGACCGAAACAAAATATGAAGAATTTGTTGACAATCCAGAAATTGCTTTTTGACCATCTGTTATGTAAATGACCTCTTCTATATCTCTAAATTTATGATAACTAGAAAATCCAATAGTGTTTGTTGGGTTTAACTTAACGGCACCTGCATTTGCTTGAGAATTGAAATTAACTTCATGATCAAAACTAACTAAGTTTGCTTTAGCAGAAGCTCCAAATCCATTACCACCAGTAATACTAATTACAGGATCTTCTAGGTAATCAAATCCGGGATCTAGAATATCAATTCTGGAAAGTTCTCCAATAATTGAACAATACCCCTCTGCACCCGATCCTATTGGATCTATAATTGATAAAGTGGGTGGATTGATTACATCATATCCAGATCCTGGAGAAGTGGGAATAATATTTTCTATTGGACCATAAAAAACATTATCGTTTGATTTATAATTAAGTACCTCAACTCCATTTATAAAAATACCAGTCAATCCCGGATTAGTTTCATATACCGCGGCAGTATTTTCTGGAATTGAAATTTTTCTAATTAATTTTTGAGACTCTAGTAGTTGAGTACTCAAATCCCTATAAGTGAATTCCGTAAGTTCAAAAGTAGCATTGATAACAGTTCCATTTACAGAAATAAAATTGCCAGTAAAAATATTACTCCTACTTCTTGCTAATTTTAACCTAGTTTCATCTATTTTTTTGACAAAATAAACACCCGTTGATATCCCTAAAGTGTTATTTGTGGATGGTTTATAAACAATTGAGTCTCCTGTATAAAATCCATGAGAAAATGTCGTATCTATTATTTCTCCACTAAATGTTCCACTGAATGTTATTGATCTATCATTGATTTTTAATTGCGTATTTAAGTATGATGGAAGAGATGGTGACGTAACGTATAAAGATTCTTCATCGTCAATATAAACATTTTGAACATTTGAAGTATATTGATTAACTGAGGGATAATTTTCTGTAGTTACTTTTGATAAATTTTTTCTAGCAATGTAAATAGAATTAACATTTAATGGAGAAATTTCTGATCCAAATTGAATACTAAAAGATTTTTCATTATTGAAAGAAGTTACGTTTCCAGTATATTCAAATGATGAAGAAGAAATTAAAGTTACAGAATCTCCAATTTTGAAAAAATGGTTAGTATTAGTATCGACCTTGTAAGATCGATCCGAAATATCTAAAAGTGTAATAGAAGCAACATCATATTTTGTAGGTATGTTGAAGAACCAATTATTCAATTTATAATCTTTTAAATCTGCTCCCAGAGTTTTTATCTTTACAGAATCTCCTTTGGAGTAAAGACGAGTATTAGTTGGATATTCTAATTCTGATAAAACTCCCAAAATTCTAATTTTTATAATTTCATTAGAATCATATCCATAGGCAAAAAAGTTTGATTTTATTTCTGTTGCTTCAGAAATATCTTGAATTATTCCACTACATCCCAAAAATTGATTTAATGTTTTTGATTCATATGTTACATCTAAAGAAGTTCCGTTTCCCAATTCAATTAATAGATTTCCATTTTTACTTGGGAATGCAACTGTAGAATCGACTTCTAGTGTCTGTGACCCAGATTTTATTGTAGTGACAACTCTAGTCTTTGGATGGATGTTAAATTTCCCGTAAACACTCCCTCTTGTTTGAATATCTTTATCATATCCAGAATCTAAACTTAGAACGTAATATTCTTTTTCCCCTCTTCTAATCTTTTCAACCTTTGTGATTGTTCCCTGAGCGGCATTTATAAATTCATTTTTATCCTGATAAAGAGTTTTATTTACCAAATTCTTTGGATCACCTTCAATAGATTCCACTACAAAATCTGATGTAATTCTGTAGTCTGCATCTGATGGTTGAATTAAATAATCTCTAGGTTTTATAATATCTACATTTTGTCCAAATAATGCTTTAAATAGAATTTTAAATGATTTATCAGTTCCTTTTGATGAATAAAAATCTATAGATTGTTTAATAAAAATATTTTCATTCAAACTAGAATATAATTCTCTATTTTCAAATCCTGGAGTAAATTGTTTTTTTATTTTAACTAAAAATTCTTTCAGAAAAAGAATACTTAAATTAGAAACAGTAGAGTTTGTACTATGTTCTTCAGAATTTGTTTCTTTAAATGTTAATTCATCATATTTCTCAGTGTGCGACGTAACGCCATTAAATCCACGAACGCACCCATTGAATGATGTAGAAGTTTTTGAGGTATATGTAATGATTTCAGAATCGATTAAGATTAGTCCATATGAATCGGGAAATCCTGACGTAGAATCTACATTTATTGTAGAATCAAAGAAAGTTACATCAGATGTTAAAAATGTTGAATCAATTAAATTTGTTAAATTATCAACCTTAATATACTGATCTATGTTCTGAAGTATATCACTTGTTCCACCTTGATTTTCTAATGAAACGTAGTATTGAGATAAAAATTCAGAGGCAAGAGGAAACTCCTCCAAAACATATTGTGGAAGTTGATTTTCAATAATTGAACTGATTTTAATTCTGGTTTCTTTCATTTTATTATATTCTTACAAGATCTCCGTTTGTGTAGCTTGATGTTGACTTATATGTTGATCCAGAAATATCTGAACCTGAAGAAATTTCATCAGACAACATATTTAATGTACTGTTATTAATATCTAGTTGCAAATACAAATCCTGTAATCCAATTACATCGTTTGATTTGGGAATTACTGATATTTGTATAATTGACAGAGAAAATGATAATTTTGTTGTAGATATTATATTTACAGGATATAATCGTATTTCGCCCTTTTTATAATCAATAACGCCTGCATTTTTTCTTACAATAATTGGTTGTGTTGCTGATTGTAATTTAAAAAAGAAAATACTTCCAGTCAATCCATCTGAATTTGGAAGATCCGACAAGTAAAGAGTATCATTTATTCCAGATATTTTAAATCCAGATGATTTGATATTATATCCATTTAAATTTTTTATATGAAATTCATTTCCATAACATATTTCATAATCAGCAAATTTATTTAATTCTGGTCTTAAATCACGTCTCATTACAACTTTGGTAATATTTGATGTGATTGAAGAATATGAATCATCAATTACTTTAAGATATTTGCTATATTTAAATCTTGCCCCATATTTGTTAAGTTCTTTTGAATTTGCATATTTTTGAATATTATCAAAAATTAAATTTTTTACATAATTTGGATCAGATGTTGAGTTTGAGTTATAATAAGTAGTTACATCAGTCTCAAGATACAAATACTTTAAATCGATAATTTCTGGTACAATACCCGCAACAGCATATTTTCTAAGAGAATTTTTAATATTATCTTTTACTTGACTTGAAACAAAAGCACCATTGATTGGTTTAATACTAATAAAAACTCTACCATATTTTGGTGGTGTTAAGTCCTCACCACCAAAGACAGATATTGATTCTGCCTCTGGATATATTACTGGAATAATAGTCTCATAATCTGTTGCAGTTACTGCACGATTTTGTGAAGAGTATTTTCTTGGAGCGTATTTTTTAATAGATTCTACAGATTCAATCTCTCTACCATTCTGTGCAATAGAGTTTGTAGTAACTAAAGATATGCCTGTAGTGACTACTCTATTATTATTATCTACAATGCGACCATTAAAATTGAAAGAAGAAACTCCGTTTGCATTTTCTCCATTTGTTATATTATAAGAAACTTCCACATAGTTTAAATTTTCAAGATTTTTTCCAAAAATGCCATCACCAAAAATTATTTCATATCTTTGATCTTCTATTTCCTGAATAAAGAAAACTCTTGAATTTGAATCAATGTCAAATAAATTTCTTGATAATTTGAAAGAATTTCTAATTGTACTTTGTTGAGTATCTCTTACATAGACTACTATCGAATCAACATCAATATTTGGATTGTCTAATATGAACTTTTGATTTGGGTTATTTGCATCAACTGTAAAAGTGTTGACTAGGAATGTTCCTTCATAAATGTCAATGTTATCAAATAAAGCAATTCCATTAACTATTGGAACTGTTACATCTTGC